AGCGCTTCAATGAACTGATCCTTCACCCATTTCCTGACTGGCTTCTTGCTATGCCGCCAGAAGGCTTCCGGGTCTTCACGGAAGCGCTCCTTGAGAAGCTTAAACTCTTCCGCCTGAGCCGCATGGAGCCGCTTATGAGCCGAATCCATGACCTTGGATGCCTGCTCAATAAGCGCAAGTGTCGTACCCACCGGGGCGTCTTGCTTGCCTTCTCCGACTTGTAAGTTAGCTGTTCCAGCCAGCTTATTTCCGACTTCCTCGACATGGGTCATGAACTGGATGAAGGGTCCGCTGGGGTCTTTGTAAGGGAGCGGCATAACTGCATCACGAATAGATTGTTGGGCTCCAAGATCAATGCCGACTCCAGTGCCCGGAGCAACACGGAATTGGTTCGTGTTCTGGCGTCCAAGTCCTTTTGCGTGGAGGAATCCTGGGAAGTTGGCGAACATTCCAGCATCAAGCGTCTCCCGCCAGGCTGCGGTTAAGGTGTTTGTGGCATTGCCCAGTAGATGAATAAAGCCCAGGCCATAAAAGCCAAGGCCACGAATAAAAGGAAACTGAACGAACCATTGCTTGGCTCGGCATTGCTCATCGTCTTCTTTCCAGTTTCGTCTGACATCCAGGACTTGTCGGCTGTCCCGCTCCAGAGTGACACGATATGGGAGGGGAAGGCACTTTCCTCTGAATTGTTTGGGGGCGTAGTCATCGAGATCGAGTTCGCAATAGGTTTCGTAAATATCATATTCGCGGTCTTCCGGAGCCTGGAACGTGCTAATGCGCCCGTCAACTTCTTCCTTCTTTCTATCCACTACAGTAAGTTTTGGTTGTGGAGGACGTCCAAGTTCAATGTCCCGGTAGGTACCCAAGATTTGCATACGTCGCAAAACCGACCGACGCATACGAATGTGATGGGTGATCCGCGCACTATTCTGAAGATCGGTACAGGCATGGGAGACGATGAGATCTTCTGCATCGACGCTTTCTGACACTGGTCTGTTGCGCAAGGGACAATGATGGACTTTCTTAAAGCCGTCACCGCCAAATGCGACATAAAAGAGCATCCGGTCTGTGTCAGGGTAATACTCCGTTGCCGTTGCCGTCAGATAATGATTCATATCCCGTTCTAGCGCATCAGCCAGATCGTCCTTGGCCTGAAGGGTATCCTCCAGTTCCCTGGCGGCATCGGTCGGCTGCTGGGGATCGGCTACGAATGGTTTGGCGGTAGTGTCGTTGCGAACCTTCACTGGCCCACTGGCAGGCATCAGTTCGGCTCGGGCGTTAGCCTGAAACGACACTACCGCGCCTAATAGGAGAGGATGCCTTACGGTTGACATCCCCTCCAAAGGGGCGGAAGTTGTCCCAGCATCGGAGCGGGGCTTCTCCAACTTCAAGCCCAAGAGATTAATACCCAGAGCCCTGGTCTCTAACCATTCCTTACGGGAGTCATCATCCCTTTGGATGCCGTCGAGGAGATCGGTGGAGATGCGGGCAAGCTCGCCATCGTCCATCCTCTTGGCCAGGTTTTCGTAGAAACCACCTTCGTCTACGTCGCTTTTATCCGGGTTGAAATCGATGGTGACCGACCCATCGGGGTGGTCGATCTTCATCGCCCCTTCTTCGAACTTGATATGGATGTCGTCCTTGTCCCCCTCATCGGCGGAGGGCATCAACGATAGATTGGGACGCAGCGGACTCGGCGGGGGATCTGGCAGTTGCTTCGTAGAGGGTGCAGCCATCTAACTATACAGGATATAGTGGGTTGCCTCTCGCCGCATCATAATCGATAGAATCCTTAACGTCACTCTGATACTCATGCGCCTTGAGGGCATAGTTCATGTCGCGCAAGTAGCGTATCGCCTGGCTCATACTATCGACAAGATCGTCGTGGCTGCCCCGTGGAAAAATGGCACACTGGTTGATAACCTGGTCCGCCCAAGCCTTGTCCGGGGCGAAGATCATGCCATCGGCAAATAGAGGCTCGATGCTTTGGACCCTGGCGACCTTATCACCGTAAAGCTTCGGATCAATCAGATCGACGGAGAGCCTGCCCCTGAGAACGCGGTGAAGCTCCTGCGCGATAGAATTGCCAGCCGTTTTAGTCTCGACAAGAAGCTTATCCACCGGGAAGCGGGGTACCCCGGTTATAGCTTTACCGTCAATGGTGCAGGTTTCCACGACCTTTGTGAAAAGCTTGTTGAACTCCAGTCTCTCGGTCCAGGCATGAAGCAGTATGATTTTCGGATTGCCGTGAATTGCCTTGACTGTGGAAGATATTGGCGACTGCCGGGGCATCCATAGCGTTTCCGCCCCTAATTCGATCTTGTTGACATCCTCCTGGAATACACCCCAGACGGTCAGGGCAGAGGCGTCGTTTTCCTCTTTCTCCGTATAAGCAGTATCGAGCGAGGCCAGGATAAAGGTCATTGGCGGGAACTTCTCCTCCCGCCACAATTGCCAATAGTGCCGCTTGATGATCGAACCGCCCCTGGGTTCGGGGTTCTGCATGTACTGCCCGGCCCAGGCATATGGCCCTTTGTCACGCTCCAGGGCTACGGTAGTGGCCTCAGGAAAGCGTTCCGGCCAGGCCAAATCGCCTTCGTCTGCCCGCTGATCCTGCCAGAAGACAAGATCGTCAGTGACCTGGTCGGCATGGTCACCGAGGAAGGTCTTTATCCCCTGTTTTCCTGTTTCTTCGTCAATAGTCCAGCCATTAACGTGATGCGATGCTTCATACCGCATGGGGATGCAGAGATGGGTGTAGCCCATATCCCTAGATAGGGCGATGCCGGAGACATCATCTTCGTGAGTGCGCTGCTGAATAATAACGATGGCGGATTCAGCTTGGTTGTTGAGGCGGTCAGGCATGATCTCCGTAAACCACATATTGGTCGTCGCCCTGACCGTTTCACTTTCTGCCTCCATTGGATTGTTCGGGTCATCGATAATCACGCGATCCGCCCGCTCTCCGGTGCCGATGCCGCCTACCGATGTCGCCAGTTTCCAGCCGGTCTTGTCATTGGCGAACTTGATTTTGGTAAATTGCTCATTGGAGATACTGAACACATCGCCCCATAACCTCTTGTAGCGGTCGCTGATCACAACGTTGCGGCAACGCATGTTGTCACGTTCGGTCAGGTGGTTCGAGTAAGCGGCGCACATATAGCGTGTTGTTGGCCTTCGCTTCGGTCCCCACTCCCACGCTGGCCAGAACACATCGGTCATTAGCGACTTGGTGAAGCCTGGCGGCACGTTGATGAGAAGACGCCTGATGTGACCATCGGTCACGGCCTGCAAATGATCGGCCATTGCCGATAAGACCCAGCCTTTTATGAAGGGGATCGAGGGTTCAACCACCGGCCATACATATTCGGCAAAGGTAATAAGGTTCTGCTCGCACTCCTCGCGCTTTATCTTTCTGACGGTCTTGAGGAGCGTATTTGCCCTGAAAGCCAAATTCATGGTTCACAACTTAGCAAAAACCGTTGCATGATGCACTAGCGTCATGTCCATCTTCACCACCTGCGAATATCTGATCAAACGCCTGCGCGAACTCCAGCCCAGGGAACGTATGATTTACCATACCGGTTTTCTCGAATCCGAACGGATGCGAGACCCCAACATCGATGCCGTTGCCGCAACCGCCTATACGCTGATGGAGCACGAACAAGTTGTTCTGGTCCAGGAGCGATTGGGGCCACCTGTCACCGGTTATGGCATGATTGATTGGCAGCGGGGCATCGGCCATGGCTTCAAGTATATGGCCATCGGTTGCATCCCCAAGGCCCAACTCAATCTCCTTACCCAACTGAGCACGGAGATCATATGACCAGAAGAGAACTTCAGCAGTTAGAAGAACAGATCTCCGGCGAACTGTCGCACAAGAGCAAGTATGGCGGCTGGGATGTCAATGCGCCGCTGTTCGTACAGATCATCAAATGGCAGTTGAAAATCGTACAGCACCTGATTGAACAAGCATCCAAGAAGAAATGACCGAACAGATCGTCACTCCACGACTGATCATGCGTCCGCCAGTCTACGACGATGTACCCCTCATGGTCCGGTGGCTTAACGATCCGCAAGTCGTCAAATACTCGGAACAACGCCATAAGGTCCATACCACAGATACCCAGCGCCGCTATCTTAACAGCATCGGCTGGCCGTCCGAATATCGCGTCATTTGTCTTAAGGAAAGACCAATAGGAACCATCCTTGCCACGATAGATCCCATCAATTCGGTTGCCGATCTCGGCATTCTCATTGGTGAGAAAGAGGAGTGGAGTAAAGGTTATGGGCTTGAGGCTTGGCGAGCGGTCACTGCTCATCTGTTTGACTATGGAATTCGCAAGATTGAAGCCGGGTGCATGGACGAGAACAAGCCGATGATCAAGCTCTGCATCAAGTCGTACATGGACTTCGAGGGCTCGCGCAAAAAGCATTTCCTGCTCAACAAAATCCAGACCAACATGCTGCTATGGGGAAAATATTGCGATGGCTGACAAGTATACCAAGAAGGAAACCGACTACAGCCGTGGCCACCGCGACAGCCATTGCGGGCGGCTCGGGGCCTGGGATGACGGTTATTGCAAGTATTACATCGGCACTGAGCACACCGGTAAGTGCAAGATAGTGGAGGGCACCATCAATGCGATCTACTGGTGCAACAAGTTCGAGAAAGTGAGGAAGTGATGGGCAGGCAGTCCCAGGTCTTTCTTTCCGGCGAAGGGGCAGCGTGGCTCAAGCGCAATGCCGAGAAGCTGCCGGTCAAGAACGACCCGGTGATCCGGGCGATCATGGCGATGAAGGACATCGCCCCAAAGAACATCCTGGAGATCGGCTGCGCCAATGGCTGGCGACTGAAGCAATTGACCAAGATCTATCTGGACTGTGCGGCAACCGGTGTCGATCCGGTCATTGATAATGATCACATGGAAGACGGGGTTGTGCTCACTCAAGGTACGGCAGAGCGGCTGCGCTTCTTCCCCAACACCTTCGACATCGTGATCTTCGGCTGGTGTCTCTACCTCTGTGATCCGGAAGATTACTTCAAGATAGCGGCAGAAGCCGACCGCGTTCTCCAGGAGGATGGCTACCTGGTCATCTTCGACTTCTTCTCCGAATCGCCATACGCCAAGGTCTATAAACACAAGAAGGAGATGTACTCCTACAAGATGAACTTCGCCAAACTATGGCTGTCACATCCAGGTTACAGAGAAGTAACAAGGGATACTGACGGTTATGGCGACGATAAGACTGCCGTTCTCATCTTGCAAAAACATATCACCGGCTGCTTCCCGATCAAAGATGACTAAGAAGCTGACCATTGGAGTGATTGGACTCGGTTCTATCGGCATCAGGCATGCCCGTAACCTAGAGAAGCTTGGTCACCGGGTTATCGGTTATGATCCGATTAAAGAATTACAGAATCAGTTCAATGGCGATTCGACATTATCAGAAGATGCCTATGTCATCGCTAGTCCAACACCCTGCCACTATGATGATATCTTAAACTTCTCCCCGCTTAATAAGCCGATCTTTATCGAAAAGCCGATAGCACATCGGATGATAATCTCAGACTCAATCACCATGGTCGGCTACAACCTATGCTTCCATGGTGCCGTCAAGAAAGCCAAGGAATGGATAGACCAAGGCAAGCTCGGCACTCCGCTCTGGGCCAACTTCACTCTTGCCCAGCACAGCATCAAGGAACCCTATCTGCGCGATGGTGTGATCCTCAATTGGAGCCACGAGATCTATCTCGCGCTCTATCTCCTGGGACCGGCAAAGATGAAAGGGTCGTCCACGCGATTGACTGATGGCAAGGACGACATCTGTGACATTCTGCTGATCCATGACAACGGCTGTCACTCGACGGTCCATCTCGATTATGTCGCCATTCCTGAGCTTCGCCGCACCATCATTGTCGGCACCAGGAACGCCATTACCATCGACCTGGTCGAGCACTATGCCGTCCTGGTATCACCAGGCAAGAAGATCGTGGACCAGGTGCGTTTCTCCGGCGACTGGAACCAGGACTACATCGATGAGATGAAAGCCTTCATCGAACGCTGTGACAACAAGCGCACCCTGGGCTGCACTCCGAGTATGGCGCT